CACGATAAACGAAAAGCAACCTGTGTCACCTGTACTCCCTCCAGCGGATGTCAACACTGCAAAACAGTATCCATTATCGGATCCCGTTGGAATCCCTACTGCTTTCGTTGCTACTGTGTATTACACCCAGACGTAGAAATTCCCCGAATGTATAAACTAAAAGAGCATCTTGTTCGCGACCGATTAAAAGAAGAATTCAAAGAAATCACCATGCGATTTGATAAAATCGTAGAGGGAGGATGTTCGAATAAACGACCTGATATTGCCATTGATTTTGGATCGCATTGTCTGATGATTGAAATTGACGAACATCGACATATGAATTATGAATGCGAACAAAAGCGGATGCTACAATTACACGAAGACATTGGATTCCGAAACATCGTCTTTCTTCGTTTTAATCCTGATGCATATCAAGAGGACAAGAAATATTGTTCCCCTTTTGAATATAGCGTAACAGGTGCCATTCATATTGACACCGATGAATTTAATCGTCGCATGGAACAGTTAATAACACGAATCCATGCACATCAATCGGCACCAATAGAACCTTTCACGGTGGAATATCTATTTTATGGAAATGTGTAGTAGTTTTATTTACGTTTTTTAGTAGGTGGACTATTTGAATTTTGATTTAAATCTTTCTTTTTTACATTCACATTTTCATTTTCATTTTCATTTTCATTTTCATTAAAATTGTTCGAATTAATAGAAATGAATAATGGATTAGAAATGCCTGACATAATTTGCTGCATTTCTTGAAGAACATTATCTGGAAGTGGACGTTTTTGTATTGAAAAATCGCACATGTTCATCAATAATTTACGCATCTTATGATATGCATCTCTTTCCTCTCCATTTTTATAGTTAGGTTCCTTAGGATATAATCTACTAAAAAACATAGTCATTACCATTCCAAATCCAAAATAGTCAAAATAGTTCATAATATTATTAGATATTTTCATATTTCTTACTTCATTACCTCCGTTGTCTGTGATAGAAAAAATAAATGGATGTACATACGTACGATTATTTTTAAAACTGTCATCAAAATAATCTTTAACGTCCTTTTCTCCTTTAATACCAATACACTCTAAGAAGAACATCATACCACCATTACAATATTTTTTATAAAAAAGATAAGAATCGATATTTTCACCAATTGATATTATATATAGAATTTCAGGCGGTATATATTGAGGTATTGCTGTCCCTTTTGTTCTCATAATACGAGTAATTATATTAGAGTATTCCAAATATAAATTTTTAAATTCTGCAAAAAAATCAAAATCAATGATGGTCATTTTACCAGTTTTTGGATCAATCATGATATTATCTATTTTCATATCACCATGACACATTTGTTTCTTTCTTATTTTATCAATTTGTTTCATTAATTCATAGCATTGTATCATCAAAATAGAAATAGGTATCATACGTATCTTAGCTTTATTTCCATCCGTATTTGTAGCCCTATGAAGATCAATGCCAAGATAAGGCATACGTATGACTGGAAGATTAGTATTATTTGTTGGCATTTTTCCAATTTTTAGAAGAAGATTTCTAACATTGTTTGGAAAATCATTCTTTGTAAAACCGTTAACAATTTGGAATAGTTGATTTTTATTACCGGTTATTGTTGCTACTGTGTGTGCTCTATTATAATTCGCATTCAGATCGTGTTTTGGCACTTTTTGATTTGAAGCAGCTACACGCTTAAAATAAAATTTATATACACCCCCAGGATTTTTAAAAGTCATTCCAAATGCTCCTTTTCCAATACGTGATTTTTCACTTTTAGATGCTTTTTTACGTAATGTAGAAAAGTTTATACGATTTCTACTATTTTTTGTGGACTTTCGTTTACCCAAAATACTACTTAAAATACCACTTAAAAAGCTCATTTGCAAATCACTCTATTCATTCCATTTTATAAAAAATAAACCCCTTCATAAAACACTGATTGGAGGGTTTAAAAACCTCTCTCTACTACCGTATAAGTACCCTACATGAGTGATAGTGCGTTTTTTAAAGTAAAAAGCTCAAAACGTAGCAATCCTGAAGCTCGTACGACATTAGATGCGATTCATCACCAAAAGGTTCAGCATTTAATGGAACAACAAGAAAACATCGAGTCCTATCAATCAGAACTCGCTACCCTTCAACAAAAAATCAGTCAGAGCACCTCTGACATTGAAATATGGCGATTAGAACGCGATGCCGAAGCTCTCGAAAAGAAAATTAAAGCCATTCGTGATGGCAGTGAAATGATGGATTATTACCTTCGCTCTGGTGACATCCTCTACAACTATTACGACATCCAAGATCACATCCAACAAGGCACCATGAATTATCAATCCAATAAAGCGAAACCTGGTTCCATTCTTGCCATTCTCGGCGGTGTTGCCCATGAACAACCAGACGGCGACATGACCCTGTCGGGCTCTTCTACTTCCATTAACCCTGTTCCTACCGAAAAGAAAGGACTACAACGTAATCAATTACTCAACGACTATTTACAAATAGAAGACCCTTCCATGGCACGTAATACAGTTGATGATTACGATGATCCGTGGACATTATGTGACGTATGCGGAAATGAAATGAACATGTGCCTCAATGAAGCAAATCTTACCTGCTCCAAGTGCGGACACCAAGAATTTATTTTGGTAGATAGTGATAAGCCATCGTACAAGGACCCACCACGAGAAGTCTGTTATTATGCCTATAAGAAGATTAACCATTTCAATGAGTGGCTTGCGCAATTTCAAGCCAAAGAGAGTACCGAGATTCCATCCGACATCTATGATGCGATTATGGTGCAACTCAAGAAAGAGCGCATCACCAACATGGGTTCGTTAAAACCGACCAAACTTCGTGAGATTCTACGAACAATGAAATGTTCCAAATACTACGAGCACATCCCTCATATCATCAATCGTCTAAACGGACAAAATGCTCCCTTCATGTCACGAGAAGATGAAGAGAAATTACGACACATGTTTCGTGAAATCCAACCGTCTTTTAAGAAACACTGCCCGAAAGGTCGTCGCAATTTTTTGTCTTATGGGTATGTTCTCTATAAATTCTGTGAATTACTAGAAATGGATGAATATTTGTCATGCTTTCCGTTGCTCAAAAATCGTGATAAATTGTATTTGCAGGATAAGACGTGGCAGAAGATATGTAGTGACATGTCTTGGGGTTACATATCTACCACGTAATGGTTAAATTTGATTTAAAAAACGCATCTAAAAATATCAACTTAAAGAATACAGTATATGATATAATAGAACCATGGCAAATCGCTATCAAACTTCTAAAATCTATCGAATTGTATTCAATGATGGAAAATATTATATTGGATCGACCACGCAAGAATTAAATATTCGTATGAATGTACATAAGACTCTGTCTAAAAAGCATACTACTACTTTATACGAACATGTGCGTAAGGTTGGATGGGAAAATGCATGTATTATACTTATTGAAAATTATCCATGTGCATCGAAGAATGAATTAAATATAAAAGAGAAAGAATATCGTATTCATGCTAAAGATGATATATTGTGTCTAAATGATACTGATGATATTGAGGATACTGATCCAACTAATAATACTATCTACAAATGTGGAAAAATATATCGTCTTATTTGTGATACTGGGTATTATTATATCGGTTGTACAGTATCTGAATTACCATTTCGTCTAAATAATCATAAACAATTATCTAAAACAAATAATGACCCACTCTATGTATATATCAATTCAATTGGGTGGGATACAGTTAAGATAGAATTGATTAAAAAAATACCATGTTATTCTAAAAGTGAATTAGAACAACTAAAAGAACAATATATACATACATTGGAATATTCGCTACTTTGCCTGAATCATCCGCAACTTGAGGAAGAGGAGGAAGAGGAAGAGGAAGAGGAAGAGGAGGAAGAGGAAGAAGATGAAGAGGAGGAAGAGGAAGAGGAGGAAGCGGAAGCGGAGGAAGCGGAAGAAGAAACATACATAGATGGCAAAATCTATCAATTATTGTGTATCGATGGACATTATTATTATGGTTCAACTATCCAACCACTATATAAACGATTAAGTACTCATAAAAAATTATCAAAAACAGATAAAACAGTATTATACAATCATATTAATATAATTGGGTGGAATAATGTTGTTATGGAAATTATTGAAGATTATCCATGTGAAACCATTCAACAATTACGTGCGAAAGAAGATGAATATATTAAACAATCAAAAGATGACCCTCTTTGCCTTAATGTGAATAGAGCATATGTATCAAAAGACGAAATCCTTGCCTATTCAGTACAGTATCGTGAGGAGAATCGAGATGAAATCTTAGAGAAAAAATTAATGTATCGTAAACAAAATCGTACCCTCTTGTGTGAAAAGCAAAAAGAATATGCGCAACAACATTCAGAAAGCATACATAAAGCACGAAAAAAGTACTACGAAGATCACAAGGAAGAGCAAGCTCAATATTATAAAGAATATCGTAAGGCAAATCAGCAGAGAATTCAAGCGAAACAACTCGAATGGAATAAAAAGAAAAGAGAAGAAAATGCTGAACAAATAGCGAAAGAACGTGAAGATAAACTTCAAAGACGGAGGGAGAAATCGAATGCACGGATAAAGAAAGACTGTGATGTTCATCCATGCGAATGTGGCGGGACATATCAATCATACCGTAAATCACGCCATGACAACAGTAAAAAACATACAGAATTTGTAAAGACACAGACAACCATATAGAAATGGATTAAAAAATCATTTTAAAATCATGTATCAAACATCATTTTAAAATCATTTAAAATAAAATGTCTTAGTAACATGTCCTCTCTTACCACCCAGTTTTTCTATCACCTTATTGTAAATAACGTAGCACCCATTATGGCATCGAGTGTAACTGGTATGACGTCTACCTATTTTTCCGGACGCGCCGCACCACCTCTTCCTCTTCCTGTCGCATCCGAAATCAACGATGAACGTGAGCTGGAACTGCTACAAATGGAACGAATGCTCAAATGGATGAGTCTGATTTTCGAAGATACTTTCGTTTCCGTGGATAAAGATACACCTGGATACACGGAAGAAGCTTATAAAGGATATAAGAAAGAACTCTATAGCATTTATTGTACGATTCGTTCCGATTATACACAATATCAACAATGGAAACAGTATAATAATGGAATATGGCTTCTTTCCTCCTATCGTAGTAAAGATACCAAATCGCTTGCGAAGAAAATCTTAGCCGATGTCAAATTGTTTCAAGAATGTCTCAAAATGTTTTCCATGTTTGATACCTTACAACATTGATTTTATTGCTGGGTTATGCCTATTAGGATATTCCTCATAGGCATAACATCGTACATATTCTTATTGAAGATCCATTAATTGTTGGATGGCAGGATATCTTTCTAGTAGGACTCCCATTTCATGTTCATTCAAATACTTCCAAGGTGCATGGATACCAAACGGTTGCTCATAAAAAACGGTTTCTACCGCAAACTTTTGTGCTTCTTGAAAGGATGGTTTAAAAAGAGGGACAATGGGCTGCATAGAGAAATACACATCCTCATTGACCTGACAAGGTAGAACCGTTTGACAAATCGTGAGCATTTTGGTCTTCTTTCTTACCGATAATCCTCCATTTCCTACCCCCCCTGATTTCCAGGGCGCACCCACATAATCATACGACAAAAATGCCTCTAAATAAGTAGGTTCCAGAATCATGGTATCTGTCTGGAAAATGAGCATGGTTTCAGTAGGAATACACTTATAAAACGCTGAACTCATGAGCATTGCATTATATTGTACACTTGTCAAATTATCAACATCTAGAGAAATCGGTTTGAGAAATCGTGAAGGATGCTCCATATCCTCAATAATGTCTTGAACAAAGTCTCCATTGGTATTTCCGTGAAAAACGAGGATTTTCCAACCATCGGGCAACAACGTTGCCATATTCTTGAGAACAAAGGAGAGGGCTGGATGCCGACGAGGCTCCACGATAACTGCTGTAAAAACGCTCATTTATGGAATAAAGCGAGGGGATACTTTAAGTGTGAGAGGATTAGGTTTGAAACGATACGAAATCCAGGACTTAAAATTTGATGTACAATTCATCATTAGAAAAGAGTAGTCATGAATTGTTCTTCTACCCAAAAGGCTCTATGTGGGCAGGAAGAGTGTAGTATTTGCTATGAGCGTTCCTTTGCTATACATGAAAGAGCTGCTGCGTGGAGCATGGAAAATGAACTTCAACCTCATCAAGTATTAAAAAATAGTAATAAGAAATATAAGTTCAATTGTGTGGATTGTGGGCATACATTAGAAATGATTCTAAAAAATGTCTATTCTGGTCAATGGTGCAAGTACTGTAAATCAGATGGATTATGCGAAGAAGATTGTCTATTCTGCTATCAAAAATCATTTGCATCACATCCTATGGCGGAAGCGTGGTCTGTTAGAAACGATTTGCAACCTCGTCAAGTATTAAAGCGTTCTGATAAGAAATGTTGGTTTGACTGTAAGGATTGTAAGCATTCGTTTCAATCAGCACTATACAGTGTTAATAAAGATAAACATTGTCCTTATTGTACAAGTCAAAAATTATGCGATGAAGAGTGTAAGATTTGCTTTGAAAAATCATGCGCATCGCATATCATTCACAAATCATGGTCTACCGATAATGAAGTACAGCCACGACAAATCTTCCTTCAATCCAATAAAAAAATAAAATTTAATTGCCTTGTTTGTTCACATGGATATGAAACTAAAATACAGCATTTTATTAACAGAAATGGTTCATGCCCTTATTGTGCCAATAAATACTTATGCGAAGAAGATTGTAAACCATGTTTTCAAAAATCATTTGCTTCACATCCTCAGATTCATTGTTGGAGCAATAAAAATACAGTGCTACCTCGTCAACTCTTTAAAGGTTCTGAAACAACATGTTTCTTTGATTGTGATGTATGCCATAGCGAATTTCATTCTAGAGCATATAATGTTCTGACTGGATATTGGTGTCCTTATTGTAAGAAGAAGACAGAATCCAAAGTAAATATCTTTCTACAATCACAAGATGGTGAATGGCAAACGCAATTACGATTTACATGGTGCACATTTTCCAAGACAGGAAACGTGATGCCATTTGATTTTGGATCAATTTCTAAAAAGATTCTGATTGAGGTGGATGGTTCACAACATTTTACACAAATTTCCAATTGGGATAGTCCTGAAAGCGTTCAAGTAAAAGATATTGAAAAAATAAATCATTGCATCAAAGATGGATTTTCCATCATTCATATCAATCAATTAGATATATGGAATGATTCATATGATTGGAAGAAAGTTCTTCAAACAGAAATAGAAAGACTACATTAAAAATAACCTCAGTGTTGCTTTATTAGTTCAACACCAATATACGAATCACATATTTCAAAACTTGACTATACAATTAATTATACAAGTATCAAACCAACATAATATCCAGAACATTGGAAAATATGTTATTTTTATAAAATATCATAGGGTGGGGGTCATGAGCTATTTTCATGCAAATACAAATACCACTCTGTTTTTATTCAGAAATGGGTGTTTTCTAACGCATAGGGAAGCCGACCAAATTTGCGCCGAGTCCGAAGCCGGCTCCTTGGCGGGCCGTGACGCCAACCGATGGGCTCACCGCGTCAAGGATGGCAAACACGACGGCGGCGAGAACGGCGAGGGTGGCGACTTCATCAAATGGTAGTGCCTTCTTGGGGATAAAGATCGCAGCAGCGGCAATCACAAGACCTTCAATGAGGTATTTAATAATGCGATTAATAATTTCAGCGAATCCGTAGCCCATCATTTTTCTATATTCATTCATAAGAAAAAAACTCATCCGCCAAGTTGGTTTGAGTTTAAAGCTTGTCTCCACAGAAACGATAGAGATGAGCACTGCAAAGAAAGTAGAATCCGTAGACGAACCCGTCGTAGAAGACTTTCTGGACGAGGACGCTGAGATTTCAGGTCAGCGTTATGTGCTGCTAAGTTTTCTCAGTCCGGAGAAAGTTCTTGATAAGAAGGATTTGTTCTTCTTCCAGCGATTTCTGCACGCATATGAAGTCGATTGGAAAATCAAGAATCTTGAGAGGTTTTTGGTAGAAACGGTAACGGCTATCAACAATGACCTTGATGAGAAAGCAAAGGAACTAGAGAAGACAGAACAATTTGATATTGCAGCACTATGTCGTAAGAACCGTGTGCAGACAAGCGATATCATGGGAACCTATGGCTCTTTTGTTCAGAAGAACAAGGCGGAGTTGAATAAGACCAAGATTAATGAAGCCTATGATGATTTTATGTATTCTCACAAGACAAAGCTCGAGGAGGAGTTCCATGCGCTGAATGATTTCCATACGTCGATTCGTGGCGTCAAGATCCGTGGTGTCTATGGCAACCCTAAGGAAGCCGAATTGAAGGCAAAGAAGCTCCAGGGCAAGGATAAATATCACAATATCTTTATGGCGGAGGTCGGCAAGTGGACACCATGGGACCCATCACCACATGAGGTGAAGGATCAAGAGTATAATAATGACCAGTTGAACTCCCTCATGAAGAAGTATAAAGAGAATGAGGACTCTCGTGAGAAGTTCTTTGAGGAGCGTACGAAGACTTCCAAGACGGTATTTGGTGGCGCGACTCCAGGACCTGATTCGGCTCCTTCTAGCCAGTTCAGCAACATGTTTGGTAGCACGGGCGACATTGTGACACAGCGTAAGATGGAGAAGCCAACGGTTACGATGGAGCGTGTGGAAGAGAATGTTGTGGTGGAGCCTTCCGCAAAGTAAAGTTACATGACAACTTTCCAACCAATGATATCGGAATCATCTAATTGCCCATTTATAAGAATGGGTATGGTTTTTGGATGTTCGTTCCAATTTCGTTCATCAATATGTATCAGCCTTTTTTCATGATCTACACCGATAACAACTGCAACATGTCCATGTGGTAGTATATTGGTTCGTCGATAAATGAGTAATGAACCGATGGTGGGTAGGCGCCCATCATTAGGGACAGAATGAAAAGGAATCACTTGATGATCTGACAATCGTGTGACAGATGGAATGTTCCAGATGTCAATGGCATGTTCTACGTTTTCAAAAAGGATATCATGATGGATGAGCCATCGCCTCGCAAATTCAACACATTGTCCTCGAATTCCTGTAGGGTACACACGACCGTGATGTGTGATATAATTTATAAAAGTCATATTATTATATTGATAGAAAATGAATATAATAATAAATACGAATATGCTGATTATACTGCGTATGCCACTTACGAAAAATATCCTACAGGCTCGTTGGTGACTGGTGCAGAGATATTTACGCAACTATTAGAAGTGCCATCACAAAATGTTCCCTCTTTGCATGGTTGATATCCGCTTCCAGCGGGAGAACGGCATAGATAGTTGGTATAACGGTCAGGGACATAATCGGAAGATCGATAGGACTGAGCAACTGCACTCGGTATCTCTATCGTATCTGATGCTGGATTTTTAAAGCCAGAAATAGAATAGTGATGTGTGTTCTTACCGATATAACGTACAATCATCGGCAATAGTACAACGGCAAGAATCAATAAAACAAACATCGCACCAATTCCCATTGCTTTCGGGTGAACCATTTTCTAGCAAAGGGGGAGGTTTTATTATGGATACGAATTTAGCAATAAGGATACGTAGTAGCGGGTGGCATCGGTAAAGGGGATAAAAGAGGTAGTGTAGGAGGAATCTCTGATTTACAATACCCCACACACCGTACGTCTTTACCCTGACAGGGTGGCAAATCTACTCCACATCGTCCCGCATCCACAAATGATTCGGACCTTCTCATAGTCAATAAGGAGCATATCATGCCTCCTAATAAAATAATAAATAACGCACCTGCCGAATGTTTTAGATGCATGTTCATCTCTATTATTATTTTTTATTTAGAGAAACTCAGAAGACCATCCTAAAACCGATTAGGCTAACCAACCCTTCAAGGCTGTTTTTGCAGCATCTGCCACAACGGCTGTTCCTGTTGGTTTCGCATTTGTGGTACAAGCAAGACTAAAAAACATACGATCTGACGTACAAATACCATAATCTTTTCCATTAGATTGAATGGCACGAGCTCTTTCATCCACCGTTCCTTGTGCAAGCATGTCTTCAAGACCCTCAAAATTTCCCTTTAATAAGTCACATTCATTTTTTGTGTAAAAACGAAATGCTCCATCGGTAACAATATTTTTATTATTTGTATATGTAATGTTATTCTTACCAGCATACACACCATCAATCTGACATTCGGCAGGAGCGGGGGAAACGAAAGTTGAATTAAGTGCTGCACATTTATCACTGTAATTGATTTCTATATTGCTATCTGCAAATCGCTGTGAATCCGTGCCTTTTATATCACTTTTTAATTGATAACACTTTCCAAACCCTTGACTTCCAGGTTGAAATGCACCTTTTTCTACTTTATTACATTCCGACAGGGTATATAGTCGCATTGTCTTCATTTCGGAAGGTATCACATTCTTTGCTCCATCTGATAAATTAATTCCAGCCGTGCCACAATAATCCGGAACCATACCACCAAATCCCTCTTTTGATGTGAATGCAATAATTAATAATACAATCGTAGATAATACGACTAAGACAATGCATCCATAATAACGAGGGTGAATCTTCATCTCTACTAGATCATATGCCGATATCTAAAATTTCTTATTGACATTAATTGTCGGACCTCGCAGTTTCACATTTCTCGGGTCATATTGATTAATATCCTCCTCCTCTTTAATGCGTGACATCATCTCGGATTGACGCCATAATTCAGGAGCGCCGATCTTAAAATCGCCATGAATGTCCGCTTTGTACCAGAAAATGATATCTTCCAATTTATTACTCTGTGTCGCATTACATACTACCAAACATTCAAAATTTTGTGTACATTGGTCCATCATTTGACAGAAAAATTCAAAGGATGGAAAGGCAGATCCGTAATTTTCATAGAGACGACGACGATTGTTCATATAGGGCTCTCTCAGAATAAACACATAATCCACGTTGGTACGAAGAGCGGGCTGAATACCAAGAGGAAACTGCATCGTAATGAGGAAAAAGACCTTGAGCCATCGTCCGTTCATGAATAAATATTTAATGTTCTTGTCGTGGGTCCATGAATCATCATACATACAATCGTCTAAAATCATAAAGGCACGTGGATCAATGGGTGATTTGATACCTTTCTCAGAATCCTGTTGAATTCGCTGCATGACTAGCTTCTGACGCTTCACGAAATTGGCTAAAATAACAGGATTGTACTCGCCGTGAATAAACATGGGAGGCACAATCTTTTTAAAGAATCCGTTTGACTCTTCTGTTCCTGAAATGACACAGCCCATTGGCATATCTTGATGATGAAAAAGCAAATCGCGAACAATGGTTGACTTACCCGTACGACGACGCCCAATAAAAACTGCAACCGCATCCTGTGGAATAGATTTCATAACAAACTTCCGGAGATTGACATTGAGACCACCTTGTGCTGCCATTATTTCTAGTAGAATGAATATATTTTGACACATGGTATCACGCACTCATAAAGTGCGGAACAATACACACAAGGAAGTATACCTGAGAAGGAGATGAGAGCAGTATTGAAGAAACTTCAGAGGGATCCTTGTCGCAACCGTGAACTATCCGACAATGAAAAAGAGACTTTTTCCTCTTATTCCCATATTCAGCGCTATTATCTCGCCCTCGATATCTTTCCCATTTCCGAATCCGCCCTCTCCAAGAAAAATATGGATCTCCCCAGCCGCTATTTCATAGAAGAATGGAAGGACCGCTCTGCCGAGCAACCCAAATTTTGGAACGCTATAAGAAAAGAGCACGGGACCGACCATACGGAACCCTGTGAAGTTTATACCAAAATTGTTCATTTATTGAATCCCATCGACATCATCAAAGAAAAATATGTATGCCCCGAGCATCCTCTCCTTCCTCAAAGTGAAAAAACATGGAAGCAGACCCTCTTGAAACTACATAGTCATAACAACCAGGCATATGTCGATGCAGTCGCCAATCATGTATTAAGTCGCTTTCGTGAATTGGATTTAACGCCTCACTGTATTCTTTCCTATGGCGCATACACGGGTATTAGCAAGAGCTATCAATTCAATATTTCAGCTGAATATGATACC